TAACGAAGATCTTTATGAACTTGATGATGAAGGAAATGAAACAGATGATATTGTTACAGATGCAGATGGAAAACCATTTAGAGCTGATGCAATTGTAGTAGATGGCACAACAATTCTTAATTTAACAACACAGTCTGGATTAGTTGAGTTTTCTAAGAAGCGCAATAAAGTAAAGGCCGATAAAGCTGGATTGCTTGGAGATGAGCGACTTGTTAAGATTGAAGGTGCCGGACTTGAAATAAAAGATTTTAATGTAATAAAGTTTAAAGGACAAGACCTTATTCTCGATCTTATGTCATCTGGAGTTCACTGTATTACAACAGCCAGAGAAAAAGACGAAACAAAAAACATCAAAACAGATGATGGACAGTTCCAGTCTGTAGCAACAGGTAAGAAAATTATTGATGGATTTAAAGGTCTTGAGTACAATGCTAACACAGTAATCCGCACTTTCTTTGACAAAGAAACCGGACAGATTTGTGCTGAGATTCAGAAAGACCGTACAGGAGTGCATGGATCTGGTGAAATTGTAGAAGACCCATCATTACTTGATTGGCAAGCAGCACTTGATAAAAATAAAGGTAAAGAAGATTTTATTCTCAAGAACGACTTAACTAAAGCAGTCGAAGTTGAGCAGGACCTGTATGCTAAAGAGGTGCTTGGTAAGGTTGGCGATCCTGTTACAGAGGATACAACATCATCCGATGCATCCACTTCAACATCTCCAACGCCAGACGATCTTCGAAAAGAAATCGTATCTATTAAAAATTCTCTTTCTCCAGTCGAGAAGAAATCCCTTAAAGAAAAACTTGAAGCAAAAGGTTTACCAACTGCATACAAGAATGTAAATGATATTTCTGTATTACAGGAAGTTATTGAGACGATGAAAAACTGATTGGATAAATTATGGCACGAGCAAAGAATGATAATTTAGTTAATGAATTTGATAGAGTTTGCCATTGTTGCCAACGCCACATCCATTTTGAAAGAAATAAATCTGTGGAAAATGTAGTATTCTTTGATGGACTTTTCTATCACGAAAAGTGTTTTAAAGAATCTGCAGGATTCCACAGAAAATGTGGTGGCTGCTCAAAAGATATTATCATCGAGGATGCAGATCAGGAAGGTATTCTTGTATTTAAAAATAAGTATTGGCATGAAGATTGTTTTAAAAAGAAATATTCAGACAAACCAATATTTGTGGAAAATATTCCAGAGTACAAAGAGGATGCGTATGTAAAGATTGTAGGTGTTTTTAATGGAAGAAAAAAGGATATTACAAAGTTAAATGAATATGAGATAGCAGCTGTCAAAGAGGTAGATAGAATCTTTGATGAAAAGCTTGTTAATGATTATATCCGAAAACAGTATGATATTCAGACAGTCCCATGGGATTCTATAGCAGCACTATATGATGGTAAATATGGTGTTAAAATTCCACCAAAGCACTTATATGACATGTTTGTGCGTAAACAATCTTATCTGGATAAAATTAATGCACAGAATGTTGCAAAAGGTAAGGATATAACAGGTGTATTAAGAGTTAAATATGATTTAAAAGTTCTATACAATAAATATGACTCTTACTTAAAATTCCTTGAGAAACAGAAAATCTTAGAGGCAGAAGCTCAATCAAATAAAGCTGATGAAAAATTAATATTAACAACTGCTCCACAGCCAAAAAAAGTTGAAACAAATAATAATAGTGATGACTCATTGGACGATTTACTAATTGATATTTTTGGATAAGGAATGGCAGATGGAAGAAATTAATAATGTATGTAATGTACAATCTGAGATTATGTTCGTTGGAGCATTATATAAATCTCCGGATCTATATGTTACATATGGCAATTTTATGAGACCTAAATATGATTTTTCTGATGAAGTAGTCTATTTCTTTTATAAATGTCTTGAAACTTACTATCTTAAATTTTCCCAAACAGTTGACGAAACAAAACTGAATGTATTTATGTCACAGGATGCCGAGCGAATGAGTAACTATAAGAAATATCACGGTTGGAAGACAATTAGTGAATTTATGCGTTTGGCAGATTCGAATGACATCAAGAATTATTTTGATACAGTAAAAAAATACTCTCTTGTTAGGGAGTATGGAAGAAACGGCTATCCTGTTGATAAGATTCTTGCTCATAAGAATTTTGATAAGATGACAGCTAACGATATTTACAGGGTTATCAGAGCAAAAGCAGATAAAATTCATACTGTAATTAATGCAGGAGAGGAAGCTGTAGAGCTTACAAAAGGTAATGCTGATCAGATTAAAAGATATCTGAAGAAACCAAACTTTGGTCTTCCATATCCTTGGCCAATGTACAATGAATTCTTTCTTGGAATGCGAGAGGGTAAAACGCATTTTGAGGGCTTTATCTCAAATGGTGGTAAATCTCGAAAGCTTATTGCATTAGCAGCTTATGTGACTTTGGTACAGCATGAAAATTTTCTTCTTATGTCTAATGAGATGGACGAAGATGACCTTAAAAACTGTATGATTGTTACTGTAATCAATAATAAAGAGTATCAAGAATTGCATGGTATTCAGATTAAGAAGCCAGAACGTGAGATTGTTTTGGGTGCGTACAGAGATAGAAACGGTGAGATAATTCGTAGACATATAGATGAGAATGGTATTTATACAGAGTCAGAAGAAGAGTATATAGAAAGGGTTGAACGTGATTCAGATGAGTATCACAAAATCGTTCAAGTAGGAGAATGGATTGATGAGAATACAAAAGGTAAGCTTTTGTACAAAGATGTCCAGGACGATTATTCTATGGAACGTATTGAATTTGAATTACGTAAGGCGAAGCTTGTAAATGAAGTAACCTATTATGGTTATGATACATTGAAAAACTATCAAGTAGAGGACTGGGCGCAGTTAAAGCAGATTGCAACTAAGCTTAAGGAAATTACAAAAGAGCTTAAAATGTTTGGATTTGCAGTATTCCAGTTATCTGATGATAGTAAGTTTACAGATGTGTTCCAGTTGAGTTCTATGAATATTGCATCTAGTAAAGGTATTAAACATGTTACTGATACGCTTACTCTTGGAAAGATGATTGAAAAAAGTGAATACCACAAATATCAGATGATATGTGATACTCCTGGATGGGGTGATCCTACAATATCTGACCTGGATTTAGGTAAGCAATATTTTGCAATTAAAATTGATAAAAACAGAGCTGGAAGTAAGGACAAGATTATGTTATTCGAAATTAATCTTGATTACAATACTTGGATAAATATTGGGCAGTTAATACAAAGACAAAAATAATTAGTGAGGTGATTGGCAGTGGATGCTAGAGAATTAAAAGAATATATATTAGAAAATAATTATGTGGAACAGATTCTTGATGCGATTCACTGCCATCATATTAAATTTCATGGAGATTATTGGACCTGCGGAAATCCAGACGGTGATAATACCGGTGCAATCGTAATATATAATACGGAAAATTTATCATGTACAAACTATACGAGACAAATGGTTGAAACTGACAGAGCTACTGATATTATTGATTTAGTTTGCTTTTGTGAAAAACTATCATTTCCTGAAGGACTGAAATTTATATGTCAAGAGGTTGGAATTTCTTATTATCATGACTTTGAATCAGATATACCTGAGAGTTTAAAGATATTGAAATTAGTTAATGAAATGTCTACAGAGCAAACTGATGAGAAAGAAGTTCCATTAAAACCAATACCTGTTGAAATACTTGACTACTATAAACCTTACGTGAATGACTTATTTTATGAAGATGGGATTAGTTATTCAACCCAGAAAGAATTTCAGATTGGCTATGATACCGAAACAAATAGAATAACAATACCAATATATTCAGAAATTGGCGATTTAGTCGGAGTGAAGGGTCGATTATTTCAAAAAGAGGTTGATGAATCTGAATGTAAATATTTGTATTTAGAGAAATGTGCAAAATCAAAAATTCTATTCGGATTGAATAAAACGCTTCCATATATAAAAAGGTTAGGAGTCGTATATGTTGTTGAATCAGAAAAAGGTGTAATGCAGCTATGGTCCTATGGATATAAAAATGCAGTATCTACAGGAGGAAAGAATATTTCAAGACATCAGTTAGATATGCTGATTAGACTTGGCGTTAAGATTGTATTTTGTTTTGATAAAGATGTTGTTTTGGATGATATACTGAGAATTTCGGATAGATTACCAGATGGCATTCCAGCGTATTATATGTTCGATAAAGACAATCAGCTAACAGGTGAGAAAGAATCTCCATCGGATAATAAAGATAGATGGGAATACTTATTGGAAAATAATGTATATCCGTTAACAGATAGGATGTGATTGGAAAGTTGAAGTTTAAGTTATATAAAAATTCGGAAAATAAATATAATGACTTAAAGAATATTCAGATTGATTTTCTGAAAAATAGAGATATTGAGAATCCAAAAGAGTATTTATCATTAGATCACTCTGCAGAGCTTGATTATGGATTACTTGATAATATCGGTGAAGCTGTTGAATTATTTTTAAGCCATTTTGATAATAACGATAAAATACAGATTCTTATAGACGAAGATGTAGATGGAAATTGTTGTGCAGCAATGAAGTATTCGTATATTAAAAGATTAAATAAGGATTATCCTGTTGGATATATCCTTCACAAGAGAACAAAAGCACATGGTCTTGAGGGATTAGATGATGATGTAATTGTTGATAAAGATACAAAATTGCTGATTGTTCCGGATGCAGGAACAAATGATGTAGAAGCATGCAAAATATTGAAAGATCGTGGAGTTGATGTTCTTATTTTAGATCATCACGAACAAGCAAAAGATAAAGAAGGAAACTTAATAGACAATCCATATGCATTAATCGTAAATAATCAGATGAGTGAGTTTTATACAAATAAAAGCTTATGTGGAGCTGGGATTGTATATAAATTCTTAAAAGCATTAGATGATTTTTTATGGTGTGAATATGCAGATGACTTTTTAGATTTGGTTGCTTTAGCAAATATTTCAGATGTAATGGACATGCGTTCACCTGAAACAAAATATCTCGTAGAGGTTGGATTGCACAACATCAGTAACAAATTCTTTCAAGCACTTATAAATGCTCAGGAATATAGTATGGGTGGAGTGGTGAATATACATAATGTCCAATTTTACGTGACACCAATTTTGAACGGCTGTACGAGGTTCGGTTCACCGGAAGAAAAAGAACTTATGTTTAAAGCATTTATCGAACAAGATGCTTGGTTCGAGTATAAGAAACGTGCAACAAAAGATAAACCTGCAGAGGTTATCCAGGAAAGTATTTATGATAGAGCTGCACGACTTGCAAAGAATGCAAAAGCAAGACAGGATAAGAGCCGTGAAAAAAGTGTACAGATGATATTTGATCAGATTGGAGAAAATCCTAATGATAAAGTAATCATGTGTGATGTATCAGAACTTCTTGATGGTGGAATGACAGGAGTATGTGCAATCAAAGTAGCTGAGAAGTACAACAGACCGTGTTTATTATTAAAGAAACATTATGATTATAAAACAAATACCATTGTATTTGGTGGTAGTGGACGAAATATAAACCATAGTCCTATTGAAAGTTTCAGAGATCTTGTAGAGTCTAACAATCAATTCAATTTTGCCCAGGGGCACAAATCTGCATTCGGTATTGAAATCCCA